TTAACATCTGCGGCAATAGCGCCCTCCCGGCTGTATAAATACTCCCCAGGGCACGCCTTGTTGGCGTAGTCCCTGTGGCAGGTCATGTTGCAGCCGTTCTTGTGGTTCACCCGGTCGTCCTTGTTGGTGCTCCACACCAGCTTCTTGATTCCGTTCCGCTGGCAAATGTCGGTCACCAGGTCGATGAGGGCGTTGTATGCCGCCGTCGTGACCTCCGTCCCCGCCGTGTTGCTTGCCGTCTCGATGGTCACCGCCCGGTGGTCGTTTGGCTTGTTGGACGTGCACCACGACTTGTCCGCCTCGTTGACCACCACGGCGATGGAGCCGTCGCCACCCACGGCGTAGTTGCAGGATGCCCCACTGGTGGCGTTGTAGGTCGTGAACCGGCTCCCGTTGGCGATCTCCTTCGCCGTGTTGTTCTTGTTCCCGGCGGTGCAGTGAATGGTAATGGTGTCAATGGCGTGGTTCCGGCTCCCGTGGTTGGGAGAGATTAGGGTATAAGTCGCCAGTTTGCTGTTGCTCAAAAAATCACCTCATTGCGATATATCAACTGATATATCAACTGATACACCAACAAATCAACTGAATACACCAAAAGATAAACTAGATAGGCCAAATATTTGAACTGTACTTTGCATTTCTGTTGGTGTAAATGCAGGTTTGTCTGTCTACTTGAAAACTTGCTTTCAAGTGCTTTCCACTTCCGGCAGTCCGGCCAGGGAAGTGAGAAGGGATACCACCCCAGCCAGCACGGAGGCCGATGCAACAACCGGCCAGTTGACCTCTGCCAGCACAGCCCCGGCACCAATCGTACCCACGGCAGTCTGGCACACCGTCTTGACGGCTCTCACCAGCGCCGCCTTTGCCCATGTCTTGGTCATCTGTGTTCACCCCCCTCCATCCCATCCAGCCGGTGGTGAGCGCTGGCGGTGGAGGATTCCACCTTTGCCAGCCGCTCCCGCATCTCCTGGATGTCAGTTTTCACGTTGCGGAGGTCAAACTTGATTTCCGCAATGCCGTCGGCGATGCCCTGCAATTTCTGGAGGACCGTCGCCATCTGTGCGCTGTCGTCCCGGTCGTCTGCCCTGCTTCCCCGCCTCCAGGCCAGAAGCCCGAAGAGGACGGCGAAGCACACGGAGATGACGGTCAGCAGCGTGCTTGCGTCGATGCTCATGGCTATCACTCCCCAATGAGGCCGGTCAGCTCCTCGTACTCTTCTTTGGTCAGTCTGTCAGCGGCATAGAAGATGTCGATTTTCTCCCGCAGACCGTCCGTCTGGCCCTTTTCAATGAGCCGCTTAATGGTTCTATACAGCATTATTCCACCCCCAATTCTAAGAGAGTCAGCCGGTAGTCCAGGTCTACCGCCATGTTCATCAGGTCGTCCGCCGTGCTAGGTTCTGCCTCGGTAATTTCCTCTCCCGTCACCTCGTCGACTTCCGGTGGAGGGGGAGGCTCGTGGAAAGCACCGTCCTCGTAGACCCACCCGCTTTCCACCGTCTCGTCGTCCTCCACAGGGATAAGTGCGGAGATGAAGTCGGGAGTAAATCGCTGGTCGATGGGGATACCAGGGAAGATGGGGTCTTCTGCCGGGATGATGCCGCACACCTTCCCGGCGTCAAGTTGGATGTATTTCATTTTTCTTCGCCCCTTTCGCATTTCGTTTTTTCATCATCTTGCTTGTGATTCGCCGCATTTCCATGATGTAGTCATCCGGAAAGTACTTGTTCAGGATGTTGTAGCAGTTCCCTCTTTTCACTACCTCCACACGGCACCCGATGCTCATTGCTTCGTGGAGAGAAATTTCTTCCCCGTTGTCCACTCTGCTTCGCAGCACCCTTGCCTGTCGTGTGAAAGCAAGGAAATTCCTCGCCCGCATCTTGGAATGGTCCTTGTGGAAAACCACGCCAAGGAAGTCAACACCCCTTGGCTCCAGCGGGTAGACTTGCCTGCTGGAGTTGAACGATAGTCCCAGCCCGTGAATGTACTCCGTAACCATGTGCATCGTCCGTTGCAGATGCTCCTTGCTGTCCGAGAAAAGCAGCAGGTTGTCCATATACCGGATGTAGTATTTTACGTGGCACACCTCTTTGATGTAGTGGTCTAGTCCTTGCAGATAGAAGTTTCCAAGCCAAGGGGAAAAATAATCCCCAATAGGTAGTCCGCTGGGGACGGAATGAATGATTTTCTCCGTGAGCCACATGGCATCTTTATCGGCGCACACCCGGCGCACAGATGCAATCAGCTTATCTTGCGGGATGGATTCATAGAATTTCCTAATGTCCGCTTCCATGACATACTGCGTGTTATGCGTGTCCTTGTCTATCCATGCTCGCACTTGCCGACGTGCCCGTCCTGGGCCTCTTCCTGGGATGCTCCCGTAAGTGTGCTGGTACATTCCCCGCCGGAACAGTGGCATCATCATTTGCACGTAGCACCAATGGATGATGTGGTCTGGGTAGTATCTCGGCATCATAAGGTGCCTTGTCTTTTTGCTGTGTGGGTCGTATCGGTCGCACTCGATGTGCTTGTTGAACTCGAAGTTTTTTCCGACTAGCATCCAATAGATCTTGTCGGCACACGCTTCCTTGTTGTTCAGCACGTTCATCACGTCGGGCCGCTTGCGCTTCTTTGCCGAAGAACGTTCAATCATTTCTAAGATGAAATTCGGGGTTATTTTGTCGTATAGATTCCTCATACGTTTCATGCGGATTCTTAATACCTTTCTTGTTCGTTGCCTACCAAAGAATGGTTGCTGGGGTCAATTTTCACCAATGGGTGTGGAGCTGGTATCAGCTGGTTGCGAAGTTTTTTAAGAAACTGTCGCTGCCCGCACAGACGTTGTTGTTGTTGTCGTTGTTGTTGTTGTTGTTGGCCGAACCCGAAGACCTCTAAATGTCTCTGAGTATAGTCTTAACAGGCAGTGGGGTCAACCAGCCCCTAAACGATGATTATATCACCAAAAGATTTCTACGCATCCACCGCCACCGCCGCCGCCCGCACAGACGTTGTTGGCGCTGCCGTTGCTGTTGGCCGAACCCGAAGACCCCAAAAGGCCCCCATAGCCTCCGGCCCCGCTTCCTGTACCGGACGATGTGCCAGCCGCCCCGGCGGAGCCGTTGTTTCCTGCGTTGCTATAGCCGCCGCCGGAACCGCCGCCGCCCACACTTACGGTGATGGAGGAAGAAGAAGTCAGCGTGACGGTTGCTCGTCTCACCTCACCGGAATTCCCGGCGCAGGAATTGTTGTTTGCGGCAGAGGGCCCACTTCCGGCCCCGCCACCTGCGCCATAGCCGGAACCACCGCCGCCGGGGTTTCCGTAAGAGACGGAATAAAAACACCCGGCACCACCGCCGCACAGAATGCCAGGCCTGCCGTTATAATGCGTGGAATCCATGAAGAACCCGCCGGAACTGTTCTTGCCACTTGGGGTCTTGTTCAGCACTACACCACTTGCGGTGGACATGAAGGCCGCTCCGTGTCCGGCGGAACCTCCCTCCCCAACACCGCCGTCTGCGATGGTCAGGCCCGTTGCGGAATCCCCGCCATTGCCGCCGCAGTCCTGGGAACCTGGGATATACCCACCGGCACCACCGGCACCTGCATAAGCAGCTCGCTGCTTTCCGCCCAAAAACTGCCCCTGCGTACTCTGCGTGCCAGTAGACACACCGCCTCCGCCGCCAAGGGCAGTGACATAAGAGCCAAAAGACGACGTTCCGCCTGTTCCGCCGTTTTTGCCGTAGGTCGACGAATAATAGCCGGAGCATCCGCCACCGCCGCCGCCAACAACGACCACGTTGATAACACTCCCGGCGCCAAGGCCATAATCAGCCGGATTGAATGTTCCGGACTTATCGAAAAATGCGTATCCCATAGTATCCTCCTTTCAGAATTGCCCTCTGTTGAAGAGCATATAGGTGTCGAAAGTAGACTTCTTCGCCAGCACAGTCAGCGCATCATCCACCACCGGGTCGTCATCCGGGTCCAGGCCCAGCAGCGTTGCGGTGTCGTCTGAAATGTACTTGCTGGCGCATCCCAGGTTGCTCACCGCCTCCGCCGCCGTGGTGGCCCCGGTGCCGCCTCGCTCAATGGGCAGGGTGCCGCTGGCAATGGCGCTTGCGCTGTGGGTGTGGCTGGCTTCCGCCTTGCCGTCGATTTGTTCCTGGAAGGTGGGCACGTCTGCCAGTGCCGTGGTAAAGGCCGTCTCCGTCCCGGAGTATCCCGCCTCTACGGCGCTCTGATAGGCGCTCTTGCCGTCCTGGCCGCTCACCCCGGCGGGGCCTTGCGCGCCCTGGGGTCCTGTCTCCCCCTGGGGCCCTTGCACGCCCTGGATGCCCTGGGGGCCCTGTGCGCCGGTGTCTCCCTTGGGTCCTTGGGGGCCGGTCTCGCCCTGGGGTCCGGTGGCCCCCGTGTCACCCTTTGGCCCCTGGTCTCCCGTGTCGCCTTTCAGGCCCTGGATGCCCTGCTTCCCCTGTGGGCCCTGGGGACCTTCCGGTCCTTCCGGCCCTTGTGGTCCCGTCTCGCCCTGGATGCCTTGGATACCTTGGGGGCCTTCCGGGCCGGTGGCGCCCGTGTCGCCCTTGGGGCCTTGTTCCCCCGTGGCTCCCTTGGGGCCTTGGGGGCCGGTCTCGCCCTGGGGTCCGGTGGCCCCCGTGTCACCCTTTGGCCCCTGGTCTCCCGTGTCGCCTTTCAGGCCCTGGATGCCCTGGATGCCCTGGGGACCCTCCGGGCCCTGGGGACCTTCCTCACCCTGGGGGCCTTGCGGTCCGGTCTCGCCTTGCTTGCCTTGGATACCCTGGATACCCTGGATACCCTGCTCCCCTTGGGGGCCTTGGGGGCCTTGGGGACCCGTGTCACCCTTGGGGCCTTGGATGCCCTGGATGCCTTGTTCCCCCTGGGGGCCTTGCAGCTTGCCCACGCTTTGCCATGCGCTTTCGTTTTCCGACCAGATGAAGATCTCGCCGTCCTCGCCCGTCACCTGATAGGCATAGTCGTTGCCATTTGGATAGGCGGTTTTCAGCGCCGCCAGGGTGGCGTAAATATCCTGGATGACAAAGCTGGTGCCGTCTGCGCCCTTCTGGCCCTGTGGCCCCTGGGGGCCGGTGGGGCCTTGCGCCCCGGTGGGACCTGCTGGGCCGGTGGCCCCTTGGTCTCCTTGCAGTCCTTGTGGGCCTTGGATGCCTTGGATACCCTGGGCACCCGCCGGACCTTCTGGCCCCATTTCGCCCTTGGGGCCTTGGATGCCTTGCTCACCCTTTAGACCCTGCACGCCCTGTGCGCCCGCCGGGCCGGTGGGGCCGGTGTCCCCGGTGTCGCCTTTCAGGCCCTGGGGGCCTCGGGGACCAACCGGGCCGGTTTCACCCTGGGGACCGGTGGGGCCCACTTCACCCTGTTTGCCCTGTACGCCCTGGGGGCCTTGCTCCCCCTGCACGCCCTGTGCGCCTTTCGGGCCGGTGGGGCCGGTCTCTCCCTGGTCACCCTTGGGGCCCTGTGGACCTTGGATGCCCTGTGGGCCTTGTTCGCCCGTTTCACCCTGTGCGCCCGTTGCGCCCTTGGGGCCTTGGATGCCCTGTTCGCCCTTGGCACCCGTGGGACCGGCAGCGCCCGTGGGTCCGGCGGGGCCGGTCTCTCCCTGGTCGCCCTTCACGCCCTGGGGACCTTCAATGCCCTGGATGCCCTGGGGCCCTCGTTCGCCCTGGGCGCCCTGGATGCCCTGCTTCCCCTGTGGGCCCTGGGGACCTTCCGGTCCTTCCGGCCCTTGTGGTCCCGTCTCGCCCTGGATGCCTTGGATGCCTTGGATACCTTGGTCGCCCTTGTCGCCCTTGTCGCCCTTGATGCCGTTCACTACGGTGTATTCCCCGTCGTCCGTCACCTCGGAGTTGGAGAAGCGCAGTCGGCTGCGCTGTGGCAGCAGGGTGCCGTCCTTGTCGTATACCAGGTGGCCGGAGGATGCCGTGGCGGACCAGGTTTCCCCGTCGCCGCTCACTTCAATCACGCCGTCCTGGTTCAGGCGCATGTACTTCACGTCCGTGTCCGCCGTCTGCAAAATGGCCTCCACCCCTGCCGCCGCCAGGGCCGGTAGCAGGGTGTTGTTGATATAGTCCTTCACGGCGTTGCCCGCCTTGTCGAACTCCTTTTTCAGCTCCGTTGCCGATAAGCCGCCCACGTCGTTGGGTTCGTCATCCAGCTTCTGAATGAAGTCCATATCGACACTAAAGTTGTCGATTGCCATGTGTTTCACACTCCCTTCATCGTGCGTAGCCGGTGTATCTCACCCGCATATCGGCGGAAAGCACCGTCACCGTGGTGTCCGTCGAAGCGGTCTTGAATATCAGCTTGTAAAACACAAATTTCTTGGCCTTGATTTTTGTCCTCGTCATGTGAGGCTTCCGGTTGGTGTTGAAACTCCACTTCCGGAAGTCCGCCGGGTCAAATGCAATGAGGGAGGAGGAGACGATCTTCTCCGTGTACTGCGACTTCTTGTCCGTCTGGACCGTCACATACACCTCGCCCCGTTCCTCCGGCTTGATGCCTACCCACAGCATGGCTGAATACTTCCGCATAAAATCCCGCTCAAAGGACAAGCTGCCGGATTCCCAATAGGCGGAGATTTCCTCCCCCTGGTCCGTTCGGTTCTCGTAGGAGAAACTGACCAGTTCCCCCTTGCTCGTCCCGATGTAAAGGTCCCCTCGGAAGTTCACCATGCACGCCGCCGGGAAGTTCTCGTAGTAGTACCAGGCGTCCGTGGCGTAGTTGTTCACAAGCGCCTTGCCCTCGTGGCAGATATAAAACTCCTGGTTGTCGTTGTCGTCCCAGCAGTAGCTGTCCGCCGCCGAAAAGTCCCCCAGCGTGCTGTGTATCCTGTCGGAAATCCGCACCGCCTGTCGCTCGTCATTGGTCAAGTTGCTGTTATAGGCGGAGTTGTTCTTCCACTCATACAGTTCTCGTCCGAAAAGCGTCCTGGGGTTGTTCAGAACCAGCCGTACCTGTCCCGGCGCGGCGTTCCCGATGGACCGGTTCACTGGGGTGGCGTAAAAGGCCGCCGTTGTGCTGCTGTCCGCCAGGGTGGTGGTTCCGTAGCTGATGGAATAGGTGCTGCTCGCTTTAAAAACGATAAGTCGGGAGAAATGCCGGATAAGCGCCGTGATGGGGGTGTTGGCCTCTCCCACGTCCAGAACATTCAGGTCCGGGAAATAGTCGGCTCGTGGCTTGCCGTCATAGTCCAGCCCGGAATAAAACGCCTGGTTGCTCCCGTCGCCGTAGAGGAATACCCGGTTGTCCGTGGTGCCGGAGTAGGTTTCCGAAAACCGCATGGCCTCCACAGTCTCCCGGAAGGTTTCGGCCATCGTCCACCCGATCTCAATGCTGGATACGCCCCGGTCCGGTGCCGATGCGAAGGTCACGGTCCCCGCCTCCAGGTCTGCGGTGTATTCCTCCGTGTCCATTTCCTCCCCCGTGGCGAGGGTTTTCACATAGTCCAGGCTTTGGATGCCTGTCTCCGGCAGCTGGAAGGTGGTGGATTCTCCGTCCGGGGAGACCCAACACCGCCGCATCCCGTTCAGCTTGTTCACCTGTTCCAGGGTGGTCCCGCCGCCGCCTGGGACTACGGCCACCGTCACCAATGGCCGGTACCCCTCCACTTCTTTCAGGGTTTCCCCGTCCCACTCCAGGTATTTCTTCCCGTTCAGGATGTAGAGTTTCTCCGAGTAGCCGAAGAAGTGGACGGTGCCGCTGGTGTCCAGTTCCCCGATGCTCTCCCTGCCCCAGTCCGTCCCGTCATGGAGTTTCCACAAGTGCCCGTGGCAAGCGCCGATGACATATTCCGTGCCCTGCACGTTCCCGGCCCAAAGGCCCCGCACCGGCTCTGCCGCAGCCGTTGGCTGCGCCGTCACCCGCTTCATCATCCATTGTTTGGCGTCGTCTGCCTTCTCGATGCCCTCTAGCTGATACACGTAGTCGTCGGTGTACCGCCAGTACCACCCCTTGTGGTCACCGGCGTTCTCGTCCGTCACCACGTCGCTTTCCCCGGAAAGTTCGATGTGCCCGTCCTCTGTGGCCTCTGCCGTCTTGTGCATGGTCAGCTTTGAGGCCGCCGTGGTGTCTGTCCGCACCGCCGTTGCCGTGTCCTCCACGGCCAGGGAATAGCCTGTCATCAGTCCCATCAGCAGGGCCAGCCCGGGCCGCCTCTGTAGGTTGCCGTCTCGTGTGATGCGGAAGTTCCGCATTACGGCGGCTTCACCCAGGGCCAGCTTGGTGTCCCCGTCCGGGCTCTCGTTCAGGCCCTGCCACTCTTTGATTTGGAATACTTTCTCTTCCGTGGTGCCCGTGATGCCTGCCATCTAGTCACCACCTCGCAAAGTGATTGTAGGGCTGGTATCCGCCCCCATATACGTCCTCCACTGCCTCGCTCACCGTGGGCAGCCCCCGGGTCAGCTTCTCCCGCAGTTCTTCATAGCGCTGGTTTAAAAAGGAGGCCACCGTTGGGTTCTCGTCCACCAGCAAATGGGCTGCCAGTCCATAGGGGAGTATGGTCTGGCAGATGTAGTCGTCCATGCCGATCACGTCCGTGAAGGCGGTGATAGGGGAGAGGATGGGCCGCTTCCCCGCCTCGCTCACCTCGTAGGTGTCGCTCCAGGGAAAGAGTTCCCCTCGCAGGGCGTTCAGAATGAGCAGCGTCCGCACCTTGTATTCCCTGGTGTCGCTGGTGTCCGTTTCGCCGCTGCTCTCGTTCACTTCATCCATCAGGCCCATGGCTAGTTCAAATACTCGCTGGGCCGTTGTGGTTGGGGTTGCCATAGTCTCACCTCCAAAGGGAAAAAGGGGCTGGCCGGAATCCAGCCAGCCCCTCCAAGTCAAGCCTTTCTAAGCTTCCCTTTGACCTCAATGTATCGCTGCATCTTTGCGTCTTTCCGCCACAAATACTTCGCCGTTGCTGCGTCGAGTTTGGTTGTCTTGCTGTCGTTGCCGTTTCTGGCGTGGAGCTCAGTCATGGGGCTAAGATTGCCGGTGTTCGAGCGCGTCCGAACGCCTTCGTCCACTTTGGAACTAAGCTTTTTGGGCCGATATACCAAGTCGTCAGCTTTGAGTTTGGAAGCCATAAAAACATCTCCTTTAGGTTGTAGATTAGGCAGTTGCGGTGGAGGAAACGTAGATGCCCTTGGCCCGGGTGTCCAGGACGAAGGAGTCGAAGATGATGCGGCCTTCCACCAGGTTGCCGCTGATGCCGGGAGGGTCCTTGTGGATGCGGTAGTCCTTCAGCTTGAACACGTCCACGGTGGCGTTCTTATACTTCAGGATGAAGTTTGCGCTTTCGGGCCACAGCACGGAGGGCACGGTCACGACGGGGATACCGTCGATAGTGCCCCGGTAGCCCTTCCGCACGTTCTCCGTGGTCAGGGCGTCGTTGGAGCCGGTCACCACGTCCGACAGCTTAAACTTCAAGAAGGTCAGTTCGGGTATGAACAGCACCCGGTTGCCTGCGGGAACCAGGTCGTCGTTCATCTGGGCGTTGGCGGTGAAGATGCGCTCCAGGATGTTTGCCTTGGTGAGCACGCCGTCCTTCACGGTGGTCACGCTGGTGCCCTTGGTCAGGCCGTTGCCTGCGATCCACTTTTCAAAGCGGGTCTTGTCGATGTAGGGGGTGACCACCTCGTCCAGTTCCCGCTTGAGGCAAGCGGATGCCTGCTTGATGTTCAGCTGGTCCTCGTTGTTGCCCTTGTCGATGGTGAAGTTGAATGCCTTGTCGCCGGTCAGCACCAGGGTCTGCTTGGTGTCGCCCAGTTCGGTGGCGTCGCCAAACCGGCTGGTGCCGCTCCGGGTGTAGTCCACCAGGGGAACAGTGTCGATGCTGTAGATGTTGATGGAGTTCACACCCTCAAAGGTGTAGTCGTGGCCGCAATAGGAATCGGTCTTGGAGCTGGTAGTGAATCGCTCCTGGACCTTCTTTTCGTACTTTTCAGCGAGATTGATAGCCATGATGTTACCGTCCTTTCAGCCCCGTTTGGGGCGGTAAAGGTCAGGTCCCGTCGTCCCAGTAAAGGTCAATGAGGTCCTTCTTCTGGGACCCCCCGTCGCTCTGCTGCGAGCCGGTGGACCTTGCCTTGTTCTTCTGGTTCTTGGCTTCCGTCTCCTGCTTCTCCTGCATGGTTTTCAGTTGCTGTCTCAGGGTCTTGTTCTCGTGCCGGGTGTAAAGGTCCAGCAGATCCCCCTTCCCGTTGTGGAAGTCCATCCAGACTTCCTGGGGAATCTCCTTGGGGTCCAGGTCTGGGTACTCCTTGGCAAAGCGCAGAAAAGAATCCTGCTGTTTCTTCTCTGCGTCTTTCTGGGCCTGGGCCGCTGCGTCACCCTTCCGCTTCTCCGCTTCAAAGGCCGCCCTGTCCCGGTCCAGCTTCACCCGCTGGAGGGCAATGTTCTGGTCGATGCCCTCCCGTTCTGCCATCACGCTGGCTCTCGTGCTGTCGATGAGGTCATCAATGGACCGTCCCGGACCGGCCAGTTCCTTCAAAAAGGTCTCCAGTTCCGTCAGCCGTTCCACTTCCTGTCGAGCAGCGTCCCGCTCACTTCGGATGTGGTCATAGTTCAGGCCCTTCTGGGCCAGGGTGATTACCTCGTCTCGATTCACCGTCTTGGTTTCGCCCAGGTGTTTCAGCTCAAAAGTCGGCTGGTCTGCCTCCTCCTGGCCCTCCTCCTGGGGTTCCTCGCCGGTCTCCTCCTGGGCAGGTTCCTCTTCTTCCTTCGGCTGGTCTGCCTCCGGCTCTTCGGGCTCTGCCTCGTCCTCCCGGCCCTCCTGGATAACGTCGCTGTCTACGTCGCTCCAGTCGTCCCGGTCCGCCGCCTCAGTGGCGGTGGTGGTTTCTTCCGCTGCGTTCTCTGCCGTTGTGATGGTGTTTTCGTCCATGTCGTGTTCCTCCCATTGGGTATGGTCGCCCAATCTCATGTGTGGTTTCGCCGTTGGTGTCCCGGCGTCGGCTTATACAAGCCCCTCTGTCGTTCCTGTCTCGTTCACTTTCCGCTGGAGCGCCGAGTAACCGCCCCCGGTTGGGACGTCTGGCCGCTGCCCCTGGTCGGCTACCTCGCCCTCTGGAGCAGCCCCGCCGCCCTGCGGTGCGCCTTGCACCTGCATCTGCTGGCGTTCCTGCTCCTCGATTTCCTGGATCAGTTCTCGCCGCATGGGGATGTAACCGTCCGGAATACGCTCCAGGTATTGTTTCGTGCTGATTCGGTTCAGCTGTAACAGGTTGTCTAGGGTCTGGATGGAGGCGATCTCCGAGTAATAGGAGCTGGCCCCCACGTCCAGTTTCATGGTCATGGGGATTTTTTTCAGTTCCCCAAAATCCCATTCGATGGGCACTTCCGGCGGAGCCTGCTGCCCCACGAATTCCACCGCCTCCCGCACTTCCGGCGGGGTGCTGATGTCTACGAACCGCTTGCCGTAGTATTCGCCCATGAATTCGATATAGATGCGGTACAAGTCCTCGATGGACTGGTACAGGTTCTGCTTTGTGATTTCGCTGGGGGTACTTGCCGCCCGTTGCAGGGCAATGATGGCGCTGGTGTTGTCCGGTCTGGTGTCGCCCAGGGCAACGCTGGTGGCCCCCAAGCTCTGCTCCGTCTGCTCCACCGCCAGCTGGATGAACTGGCTGATTTGCGGGCTGATAGCCGCCGGGTCCATGATTTTTGCCACGTTGTTCACGTCGCCGCCATTCACCCCGATAGCCGCCCCGATGCGGTTGTCCCACTTGGCTACTCTGGTCTTGTCATAGATGACCTTGGGGTATGCCGTGGTCATAATCGACAGCATGGACATCGCCCATGCTTTGTTGATGAAGATTTGGTTGGGGATAAGGCCCGTTATCATGGCCTGACCGTGGTAGCAGTCCGAAACATAGTCCCAGTTCAGCCACGTGATGGGATACAGTCGGATGCCCAGGTTCCAGGGCTCCCGCACCCCGCAGGTGTTGGTGCACTTGTAGCACCAGATTTCACGGGTTTTCTTGTCCCGCCACATAAGCAGCACGGTAGTCACCTTGTCCCCGTTGTTCTTGGCGCTGTCCTGATAAGTGTCGTCCGGGTTCTGCCGAATGCTCTCCCAGTCCTTGAAGCCGTTCTCTTTGGCCTCCCGCTGCACCTCGCCCACGATTTCTCGCTTGGCGATCATAATATAGGGCTGGCTCTGTACGTGGCGGCTGTTGGGGTTCCCGAAGTGGACCCTGGTGTTGTCGATGATTTCCGTCCGGATTCTGCCCTTGGCGTCCTGGCCGGTGTCTGCGTCGGCGTCCCAATAGGTATAGGTGCATCCGTCCCCGTCCACGGCGGCGTTCCTGGCATACTCCCGCATCAGGGAGGGCACGTTGTTGTGCTCCGTCAGGGCGTCCAATTCCTCGTTGATGATTCTCGCCGGTTCCACCAGTGCCCTGGTGTTGGGCGTCGCCGCCAGAGGCGTGGCGTTGATTTTGATGTTGTCGGAAGAGATGGTTGCCACGGTAAAGCAGCATACCCGTTTCAGGATGTTGAATACCGGGGTGGGCAAGCCGTTACTCTGCACGCCCTCCCACTGCTTCCCGATGAACATATTTTCATTCACCCGTACCGTCTCTTCCAGGCCGATTGCGGCGTTGAATTGCAGGGCCTTGTGATAGAGTTTCCACACCTTGCCCGGGTCAAGCTGGCCCGTGTCCTCGCCGCCCACCCCCAGGTTGTCCAGGGTGGTGGTGTCGGGCTTTTCCTTATTCCTTGCCATTGCCGTTCACCGCACTTCTGGCCACGTCCATGTTGTAGTCCAGGATATTCTGCATCCCGGCGTACATCCGCTTCGTCGCCTCGCTCTCCGCCGTGGTGGTGGTCTCCAAGTCGTTCATCCGGTTGGAGACCTGGGTCATGTTGTGCATCATGTCCCTGTACCGCTCCATCAGTTCCTTGTTGCAGGCCGTGGTGGCGTTCTCCAGGTTATGTACCTTGAAGCACAGTTCGCTCAGGTCCTTGTCCAAACGCCGCAAGGTCTCCCGGTCCGGGATCAGGTGCTTCTCGATATAGTCCAGGCGCTTTTCGATGCTCTGGTTCAGCTTGTGGCTGCCCACCGTCTCAACGACGACGGCCACAGCCAGGGCCAGCACACCGGCGCCCAAAATTGCGATTGCCATATAAATACCTCCTTACCCTACACCCATATAGCTGGCGGTGATTTCCCCGCCGGTCATAAAGGTGTCATAGTTTTCCTCTTCGTCCTCCGTGTCCCACAGGGGCCGCTTCTTCTCCGGCTCCTGGCTCTCCGCAGGGAGAACACGGCTGATACACCAATACCGCACTCCGTCCACCGAGTGGGTCACGTCGTGGGGCTCCTTGGCGCAGTCGTTGGGGTTCTTCTCGTCCGCCTGAATGTCCTGAATGTCGCTGATTGCGTTTCTACAGGCATTGAAAAACATCAGCCCCGGCAGCTTGTCCGGCACGCTGCCGTCCGGTCGCCGCACCATATCCATGGCGTAGCTGTCCCGGAGTGGCCGGGGTGACATCGCTTCCTTCATCATCATGTGGCCCTGCACCCGGTTGTTGTCCGCCTTGATGAGGGCCACTTGGTTCTGCATAAAGACCTCTGCCATGGTCCGGCCCGTGTCCTTCTGTCGGCTCCACATATCCGGCGGCGCATAAGTCGCCAGAATGTTTTCCCCCGGCAGGGTCATGTCGTGTATCTTCTCCGCCGCCTCCCGGACGATAAGGCCCTTCTCGCAGTATTCCCGCAGGCACCAGGACCGCCCGTCCTCGTCTACCGCCCACCAGAAGCAAGCAAACATATCCAGGCCGTAGTCGAAGCTGCAATACCGCTTCCAGTGCGCCGGAATGGCGAAGGGCTTTACAACGTGGGTGGCCTCCGAAAATTCCGGAAAGTAGTTCCCGCCGATTGCGTCCCAGTCGCCGTAACGATAGGCCCGCCGTTTGTCCTCCGGCATATTCGCCAGCATCCGCACGTAGCCGGGGGAGGAGGCCATCAGGTGATAGTTGTCCTCCACCGTCGCCGGGATGAAAAGATAGTCGTCCGGGTTCTCGTTCTCCTCCGGGTTGTCGGAGCTGGTCTTGTAGTTCTGGTCAATGAAGAGCCGCTTCACCCACCGGTGGCCCACGCCGCCGGGGTTGCAGGTCAGATACATTCTCTTCTGGAATTCATTCACGCCACGAAGGCAGCCGCCCAAGAAGTTGAAGCTTCTCTCGCTGAACTGCGTGGCCTCGTCGATGAAGATCCAGTCGTATTCCAGGCCGTTGTACTCGTCCTCCGATGCGTCCCCGCCCCAGTGACCGAACTTGATGGTGCTCCCGTTGTGAAATGTCATCAGGTGTGTGGTGCTGTTGTAGGAGGCGATTTCCCTTGGAACCATCTTCACGATGGGCCGAATATGGTTTTCCTCCAATTCTGGGTACGTCCTCCGCATAATGAGGATACGAATACCGGCGTTCGTAATGGCTCCCCCTACCGCCTTGATGCGCACGGCGTGGGTCTTGCCGCCGCCCTTGGCACCGCCGTAAGCGGTGTAGGTGGCTCGGGAAAGATAGAATAGCTTCTGCTTCTCGTTGGCCTCCCCAGGATTCCACACGACCTCCTTCTTGCCCTTGTTCGCTTTTCTCAGTTTCGCCATATATAGAAACCTCCAGAAATAACAATAGGGCTAGAACACGCCGTAAAACGTGCTCTAGCCCTATTTGCCGGTCCATCTCGAAAGACGACCTACCGCAGCAAACTACCAGCAGGAAGGAGAACAGAAACCCCCTGTTTCCAGGGGTGGTGCGAGCGCCGGGAACGACCCCGGCAAAAGCCCCTGCTTGCTCGCAGATAGACCCTCCAGACTTACACTGGAAACCCTCTCAGGTGAGGGCTCAGACGTTTACGGGTTGCCCGATATATACATAGGAGGTGCTCTGCCTAAGACCGCCGCAGGCCGGAATCGAACCGGCATTACCTGTCTCTAACCGTTGAGCTACTGCGACATATCCCGGGAGGAAGGATGGCGCCTCCCTCCCGGTGACACCGAAAGAAAAGAAAAAAGGAGTGAATCAGGAAAGGGCATCTCTACCCCTGGCAACGAGGGTGGGAGTCGAACCCACAATGCGTGCGCCCAGCAGCGGTAAAGCGCCGCCCCAGTCCCCTGGGAACCTCGTCATATTTTCTACACGGCCTTTTCTCTTGGGGGTACCCCCTCTTTTCCGGTAGGGGGTACTTTCGTTCGGTAAAGTGTGTTGGGGAAGTGGTCTCAAATGGATGGGGAGGCCAGGGTATAGGCGGCTGACCTTCGGCCCGGCGTTTTTCCGCCACCCCCGTGGTAGCTGGTGGGGGAGGGGGTAGGGGGTAGGGTATCTTATCCCCCTCTGTCTCTCCCCCAGCGGCCCGCCGCCACCGCCCTGGCCAGCCAGCCCAGCCAGCCCAGGCGAGGGGGTCGAAATCGTGGTCAATCGCTGTCAACCCGTTGAGTATCAACGGTTATACCTTGCTTATAAAGCAAGATGCCCTACTAAGTATATATATAT